ATTTTGATTCATATAATAGATTTACTGTTACTGATGAAGACGGCAACATTACAAAAGAAGCACAAAGTTTTAATGATTTTATTAAACCCTACATACCCGACCTTTCTTTACAATCTAAATATTACAATAATTCTTTTGCCGCTACTTTTGGTCAGTGGAAAGCAGAATCAGAAGTTAAAGACGCAGAAATAAGAGCAGAATATTGGACTAATCATAAAATAAGCCAAGCATCTGATTTTATAAGAAATAGATTATTAACTACTGAGGATGGTATAGATGGTGTAATACCAGATTTAAAATCATTTAGTATTGAACTTCCTAAAATAGATGGAAAAGTAACACAGTTTTTAACAACAACAGAATCAAACGCTGTTTTAATGAGAGTAGCAGATGGTTTAATAAAACAAGCACGTACTGAAAATGAAATAGATTTAGCTTTAAGTGTTTTATCTGTAGACAGAGGTACAGGCGTAGGTGGTAATCAAATAGGTTCTTTAGCTAGCACCCAAGCAGAAGAAGTAAACACTTTAATAAACCAAGCATTTGCTAAAAGAAGAGTTATATTACAATTTGACGAAGCTCAAAGAAAAAGAGAAGATGATAAGAATTTTAGACAAGCAAGTCTTAGTGGTATTGAAGCATTAGTAAATAGTGACATAGAAGGAGAACAAGCAGCTACAGCAATAATTGCTAAAATAGACGGTGGAAGATATTTACAATCATGGAATACCATTAAATCAAATTGGAACGCCGCACAAAACAGTACAGTGGCTATGGAAGAAATTGAATATGATATTTATAGCGGCACTATTAAAACATACGGAGAATTAATAGAAAGGATGGCTGGAGCTGAAATTAACGGCACCGGAGTAGCCGCCCTTTCAAAAGCGTGGGCCAACTCTGAAAGTATAAGAGAAAATGGGGACGTTACTTTAGTTAGAACATATAAATATAAAAATCTTTATGCAAATGGTTTGGCTATGGTTGAAGATACTTACGCTACTACAAAAGATATGCTGGGTAGAAAAATAGACCCGTCTGGTAATTTTGAAAGAATTAAAATGAGATATGAAAGAGAGTATACTCTTATGTTAAATCGAGAGATTGAATATTTTAAAGAAACTAACGGAAGGGACCCGTCCCCTATGGACGCTATAGCAATAACTGATAGAATTAATAGGGTTCTTCTTGATAGATATAAAAACAGAGCAGAACCAGATGAAATAATGAGTGGTGTAGATTTAGAAGAAGCAATAAACACTACCCCTAATTTATTAGACGCTAGAAATGCAGCAGAGTTTGAAACCACTATTGATAAAGTAGATACCCAAGCATTAAAAGAACAATTAAACAATATATTACCATTGTTGTCTGTGGACGACGCGAATGTGCTTAATTTTGAATTACCACCAGCGGTTACAGACGAAAACTCCCCAACTAAATATTTACAGATTAGAAATAGAGAAACATTATTAAATGAGTTTAACACTGTTCTTTCTACATTGTTCAATAACACTGTAACTATAGATAATATAGCTAATGTATATAATTCAAACCCTAACAGTGTAATTCCAATATTTAATAACCTAGCTAGGGAACTTGAACTTAGAGACGGAAATAACGACTTACTAACTGGAGACCAAATAGCTCAAATACTTATTGGTCTAATAACCCAGAATGAGGAAATATAATGGCAGATTTTTGGACAGTACCAAAAAAAGGTAAAGTGTATCGACAAGATACTACTACATCATCGACATCTACTATTGAAACTTTAACATCACAAAATGCTTTAGACCGTTTAAAAAGTGATGAGTTTGCTATTCGAGCTAAACGTTGGTATAAATTTGCTGAACCTAATAAAAACTTAACGCTAGATTATTCTTTAGGAAAGCAAGATTGGGACGCTATGAATCATGCGGACATTATGGAACACTTTTACCACGATAGAAGTTATGCGAGTTATAACAGCGTAGGTATAGCAGATGAGTTACAAGATGTTTATTCAGCTACCCCTGAACAATTAGAAGATTATAAATACTTGCAAGACACATGGAACGCTTTACCATCTTTTTGGGATGACCCAAATAGAAAATTGTTAGGACAAGACAATACAATGGGTGCTTTTGGTGATTGGTTAATGGATGCCGGCGGTGCTTTGTTATTTGACCCAGTTAATTTAGTAGGGTTTGGAGCTGGTAAAGCAGCTGGTGTTGCTGTTATGTCTACAGCTTTAAAAGAATTATTAAAAAATAAAGTCGCTAAACAAATTAATTCTACAATGCTAAATAACGTAGCTAAAACTACTGTTAGAGAAGGTGTTAAAACAGGTGCTGTAAATGGAGCTATAAAAGAAGGGGCGTATGCTGGCCTTATTGGAATGGCCCACTCTAGTGGAGTGCAAATAGCTCAAATTAAAGGTGGTGTTCAAGAAGAATTTGATTATAAACAAATGGGTTATGGAGCGTTAGCTGGTACCGCGTTTGGGGGTGCTTTTGGTGCCGCGTTTGGTGCTGGGGGTTTTGTATTAACTAAAAACACAATAAGAAATACCGCTATTAAAAACTTAGCATCTTTACATAAATATGGTATGGATGATTTAACTGGTACAAGATTGTTTAATAATTTAATGGGGCAAGTTACTAAAAAAGGTAAAGTAGTAATACCTAGAGGGTCCCACAATATTGATGATTTTTATAAAAACATGTCACCTGAAGACAGGGGTAAACATGTTCAATTATCTAAAATAGAAGCGGAAAACCAATCTTTAATACAGCAAATAGACTATAGAAATAGAGTAGAAAATGGAACTGTAGAATTAAAAGCAAGGACTGAAAAAACTGCAACAGACGAAGACCGTGCTTTAGCATCTAAGCTAAGTAAAAAATTAAAGAAAGAATTAAAAGAAAATCCAGATGGTTTTACTTTTAATGCTAAAACATTTAGAAGAGTAAAAGATGGGAACATATCCGCTGTTAGTAAAAAAACTGAATATGAAATAGGTGAAGACAATATTGATTCTGATATATTAAATTTTGTTTTAGACATGAAAGCGTATCAAGGTTTATTTGATGAAATCCTTCCCGGCTTAGAAATTAACGTAGGCGGGTGGGGAAACAATAAAACTAAAACTGTTTCTTTAGATGTAAGTTTTGCTTTTAAAGATGAAGCCGATGCTATATACGCAGCTACGGCTGGATTAAATGTTCAAGACGCTATTGCCAAACTTTCTAAAGGTGAATATTTAGGTGACATTCAAATAGGTAAAGATGGTAAATTATTACCTGATGGTGGTTTAGATAAATTAAAAGCTAGTGGTAAATATGACAAAGCTAGGCATGACATGTTTAAAAAAGCTGTTAAGAATTTTGAAGACAGGCCTGATGATGAGTTTTATAATCCACAATTACACATTGACAAAATAAAGAAAAAAACAAAAAAAGAATTTTCAATAGCAAATAGTGATGATTCACCTATTAATTTTGACACACAAGCATATCAAGACAGGACTTTAGATGAGCATGTAGATTTCTTAAAAACTGTAGCATCTAAGATGGGAGATTTTGATATAGCTAAAATATCAGATGAAGAATTAAAATCTATAGCTTTAGACAGGTGGGCTGACGATTGGCCGGGTGTAAAAGAATTATTAGAAAAACAAATTAAAACACCAGTAGAACGTCAAATAATGACTTTGTTATTGGCACATGATAACCATACTTTAACTTTAGTAGATGACATCTTAAACGTTTCTAATAAGCTAAACAGTATAAATTTAACTTTAAAAGAACAAAATTCTATTATGTTTAGAATGGACGGCATGATGAAAAGGTTAAATGAAGCGTTACAAATAAGAGCACAAATAGGTTATTTAGCTGGTCGTACTTTACAATCTTTTCAAACTAAAAGAAGTATTAATGAAGCAACAAAAATGGATGTTGCTAAATTACTTAAAGAAAGATTAGGAGAAACCGCAGAAGACTTAGTGTTGCCTGAAGGTTCTGATGCAGCAAGATTAAATAAACTAGACTTTTATAAATCAATTTCTAAATTAAATGATGCAGACGAAGTACAAAAAGCTTTAATAAAAGCTAAACAAGCAAATTCTTGGGATTTAGCTAACGAATATATAAACAATAACTTATTATCTTCACCTGATACACATGAATTAAACATCATTTCTTCTGTAGCAAATATGCACTGGAAACCCGCTGTTAAATTAATATCTTCATTGTTTTATACTGGAGCAGAAAAAGGTAGGGCTGGCCAAATGGCTAGAGAAGCTATTCAAACATTAGGAATGTCTTATTATTACATGTTTAGCGGAACAAGGGCCGCTCTTAAAACTTTTCACAAAGGACGCCCAATATTAGATGAATACCAAAACAAAGTAGATGGTTCTGTAAGACAAGGAATGTTGCAAAATTGGGCTAATTTATGGATTGATACAATGTTGGGAAATTACGCTATAACAGCAATCCCAAGAGCAATTTTAAAAGGTGGGGTTGCAGCTGTAACAGCACCGTTAAGAGTTTTATCAGCTGGTGATGAATTTTTAAAAGTAACATCATTTAAAGCAAAAGCTCATTCCCAAGTTACAACTTTAATACAAAGAGAACACCCTGAAGTTATGGGTGACCGTAAGGCGTATCACGAATTACATAAAAAATACATGAAAAATTATTTAACAGATGATGGCCACGCTATTTCCGCTGAAAATGTTGCTCATGCACATAAATTAACAGTGGCTGAAAAAGCAGAAGTGGGTGACCCTCTTCATTATGCAAGAGAAGTATCTTATACAAATCCAGCAACTTCTACTGACCCCGTGCCTAAAGGGACAAAATTACACAAAGATGACAGGACTTTAACTGGTGGAGATTTAGGAGCTGGCGACAGAAGCGGTATAACTGGTGCTATATTATCAATGGCTAACCGCCACAAATGGATGAGATTATTAGGCCTTCATTTTATAAACACACCGGGAAATTTAATAAGATGGCAAATGCAACATTCACCTCTGGGGCTGTCAAAACATACTAGACATTTTCAATTAGATTTTATGTTAAGAAAAAATAAAGATGGTTCTTATATAAATCCCGAAGCAGCAGCTGAAGCAAATGCTAGAATAACAGCTGGGACACTTCTTTGGGGAGCCGCTATTATGGCCGCAATGTACGGTAAAGTAACAGGCGGTGGTTCAAGAGATTACAAAATAAATAAACAAAGACAAGCAACAACAGGATGGCAGCAATATTCACATAATAATGGTAGCGGTAAATTTACAAGTTTAAATAGAGCAGACCCGTTTGCTTTTCCGTTTTTAATTGCAGCTGATATTGTAGAAATAATAGATGATTATAACGGTGTTGATGAAATGCCTTTTGAAGTAAAACAAGCAGTACAAGAAGCATCTTCTGGTGTACTGACAAGTATTATGCGTAATTTAACATCTAAATTTTATACTGTAGGTATCTATGAGATGGTAGATGTTTTATTAGGGACAGGGCAACAACAATGGTCAAACCCTGAAAGAAAATTTGAAACAGTTACAGCTAGGTTTGGTCAAAAGTTTATACCATTAAATGGTCTTTTAAAATATTCAGCTAAAGTACAAGACCCTTATGAACGCGATATGATAACTTTACAAAACAAACTATGGGACCAAAGTAATGCTTTTGAAGGGCGTAATTCTATAATGCCTTTGCGTAATATATTTGGAAATAAAGTAGATAGAAGACGTGGGTGGATGTTTGGTATTGACATTCCTTCGTCACCGTTTGCTTCTAGTAAATCTAAACATCCAGAAGTTTTAAAATTCTTTGAAGAGTCAGGTAGAGATTATAACCTTAAAAATCCTAGTCATATTGATAGAGTAACCGCTGTTACCGCAAACGATAAAGGCGTTGATTTGAAACTTCTTAAAAACGATAAAGGACAAACAGCGTATGACCGTTGGATGGAAATAAAATCTGAATTAAGAATACACCACTCAGGTATAGGTGGGAAAGCAAGTTTAGAAGAAATATTTGTATATGAAATAACTAATCCTAATAGCAAAATGAATAAAGAAATACAAATTACAGGTGGTAAAGTAAAAATATTGGGGACAGATTATAAACAAAATTATTTAGCAAAATGGGTTAAAGGATTTAATGATTTAGCTTATGCAAAAATGTGGAAAGAATTTCCAGAATTAGAACAAGTTACATTAACTAAACAAAAATACGTTATTAAAATGTTTGATAATTCCCCACAATCTACTATTAAAGATATTCAAAAAGACGCTGTAGAATTAATTAAAATATTAAATAAGAAACGGTATTGATAAAGTACCCGTCTTAGAAGTATTAAACACGGAGAACACATGGCCAACAGTTTTGTCAGATACACAGGGAACGGCTCTACAACAGCATACGCCGTACCATTTAGCTATAGAAACCAGTCAGACGTCTCTGTAACTATAAGTGGGGTAGCAAATACTGATTTTACATGGAATGGTGCTGGTACTCAAATTACATTTGATAGTGCCCCAGCAGACCAATCTAATATTGAGATACGTAGAACTACTAGCCAAAATAGTAGATTAGTAGATTATGCGTCGGGTTCTGTACTTACAGAAACTGATTTAGACACAGATTCAACCCAAAGCTTTTTTATGGGACAAGAAGCTATTGACGACGCAAATGACGTTATTAAAACAAATCAAACCACTTTCCAGTGGCAAGCATCATCTAAAAGAATAGAAAATGTAACTGACCCTACAGGGGCTCAGGATGCGGCAACAAAGAATTATGTAGACACAGCAGCTACTTCACAAGTTTCACAAGCTACAACACAAGCAACTAATGCGGCATCTTCCGCTACAGCAGCGGCATCGTCCGCTTCTAGTGCTTCGTCATCGGCTACTACCGCTACCACTAAAGCGTCTGAAGCTTCTACGTCCGCAACAACAGCGACCACAAAAGCTTCTGAAGCTTCAACATCGGCTACAAGTGCGGCGTCAAGTGCGACTACCGCAACTACCCAAGCGTCCACAGCGACGACTCAGGCGACTACGGCGACAACAAAAGCCGGTGAAGCGGCAACATCCGCAACGGCCGCAGCAAGTAGTCAATCCGCAGCAGCAACTAGTGCAGCAGCAGCGGCAGCTAGTGCAGATAATTTTGATGACACTTATTTAGGTGCTAAAGCATCTGACCCGTCTGTAGATAATGACGGTGATGCGTTAAGTGAAGGAGATTTATATTTTAATACTACTACGGACCAAATTAAATTTTGGACTGGTTCATCTTGGACTGGTATAGGTGTTAATACAGACGAAACATTTAAAGTATCAGCTAATGATACTACCGCTGGTTATCTATCTACTAAATTAACCGCTACAGGAAGCACAGGTATTACACTTACTGAGACTACTGATGGTGGAAACGAAACATTTAATGTTACAGCAGCTAGCGTACCAAACGCGTCTTTAGCAAACTCATCTATTACTATTAATGGTAGTGCAGTAAGCTTAGGCGGAAGTGTATCTGTGGGTGAAACTAAACCTACTATATCTTCTATAAGCCCAGACACTATTACTAATTCACAAACAGCTGTTACAATAACAGGTACTAATTTTGTAACCTGTCCACAGGTAGAAGCATTAAACCCTTCAACTGGTATTTGGTATGTAGCAGATAGCGTGTCTTTTAGTAGTGCAACAAGTATTGTAGCTACATTTACTTTAGCTGTAGATGCTACTTATAAATTAAGAGTAGAAAATCCAGATGGATTATCAGTATTATCTGGAACAAACATTTTAACTGTTAGTGACGCCCCAACATTTACTACAGGAACGGGCTCATTAGGAGAGTTACCAGCTGGGGGAAGCACGGCTTTTGCTGTAGCAGCTACCAGTGATAGTGCAATAACTTATTCAAAAGTAAGTGGTTCATTTCCTAGCGGATATTCGCTTAATACTTCTACGGGAGCAATAACAGGAACGGAAGATACAGCAACAACAGAAACCACATACAATTTTACAATTAGAGCTACTGATGCAGAATCTCAGACAGTGGACAGAGCATTTAGTATTAAAGTAACCGTAGGCATGAACAACACAGGACAATTTAACTAATGGCAGCAAATTCATATTTATCAAAAGCAACATCATCAGCTGGAAATCAAAAAACTTTTACAGTATCAGCATGGGTAAGACAATCTATGGTGATATCAAATGCAAGACATATTGTAGGTAGTGATGTAGAAGACGATGGTGCAAACTATTGTCATTTTTCTATAGAGTCAGATGGTACATTAAAATTTTTAGCATTAGCATCTTCTAGTATAGTAGCAAATATAGTCTCAACACCTAAGTTTATAGACACGACTGCATTTTACCATTTAGTATTAAGATGTGATACAACACAAAGTACCGCAGCAGATAGAGTAAGAATATATGTTAATGGAAGTCAAGTCACTGCTTTTGGCACTAACACTATTCCAAGTCAAAATGATGATTTAGGATTATTCAAAAGTGGAAGTGCTACTTTGATTGGTGCAAGACATCCAAGCTCATCTCCAAACCATTTTGAGGGAGAAATGGGTATGGTTTGTATAGCTGATGGTGCTAGTTTAGCTCCTACAGTATTTGGAGAAACAGATAGCACGAGTGGAATATGGAAACCCATATTAAACCCATCATTTACTGCGGGCACAAATGGAGCTATGCTCAAATTTGAAAACTCAGCAGCAATGGGGACTGACAGTAAAGGTTCAAATGACTTTACAGTAGTAGGTAATCTTAAACAAAGCCCTAGTACCGCTACTAATAAATTTCCAGCTTTAAACCCAAGAGGTACGCATGCTGATTATGATGGTGCTAACTATAATACTAATGCTGGTCATACTGCTTTAATGACAACAGGTACAAACAGAGTAGCTCCTATTGATATGTGTTTTCAAGGTGGTAAATGGTATTGGGAATGTAAAATAGAAAGTGCTAGTGCATCATCAACACTTGGTGTATATATGACTGACTTCTCATCTCCAAAAAGAATAGAACAATTTAATGCTGACTTAGCTTTACAATCAGGTTCTAATGGTGGTAAACGAGCAGTTAGTTTTCTAGCAGATGCCAGCTCATCTAAAATTCAAAATGCCGGTAGCACAGTAACTTATGGTGCTAACTGTAGTGATGGAGATATTATTATGTTCGCCTTTGATTCAGCTACAGGCAAAGTGTGGACAGGTAGAAATGGAACTTGGAACAATGCACCGGGAACATCTAATGTTGGAGACCCAGCTGCTGGTACAAATGACAGTGGCACAGTATTAACAAATACAGATAATGATTTAATGTCATTTTATGTTAGTGGTCGTGAAGCATCAGGAAATAAAACAATGGATATAAATTTTGGACATGGTTACTTTGGAACTACAGCAGTCGCATCAGCAAATTCAGATAGCAATAATAAAGGAACATTTGAGTATGCACCGCCTACTGGATTCTTAGCTTTGTGTAGCGAAAACATTCAAACAGACGGCGGATAATCAGGAGATAATATGGCAACATTTACAAAAATAGCAAAACCATCAGCACACCATGATGAAGTATTATATGCGGGTAGTGATAGTGAACAGACTATTACTGGTTTAGGTTTTCAACCTGATTGGTTACATATAAAAAATAGAAATGAAAATGGTAATCATAATATTATTGATACTGTAAGAGGTATTGATAAAATTGTTTATGTAAATAGTACAGATGGACAAGATACAGAATCAAAAGTATCAGCAATTACTTCAGATGGATTTACTTTAGTAGGGAATAAACCTAACACTAATGACGCTGATGATGGATTTATAGCACATTGTTTTAAACTAGCTGGTTCAACAACTACCAATGACGCTAGTGCTACAGGTGTTGGCACAATAGATTCAAGTTATCGTGCAAACACAGATTCAGGTATATCAGTAGTTACTTGGACAGGCACAGGTGCAATCGGCACTATAGCTCATGGGTTAGGCAAAGCACCTGACTGTATAATAATGAAAGATGTAGGACAAGATGGTTACCATTGGGAAAATTATATGCACTCAGGTAATGCTGGTGGTAGCCCTGAAAATAATGCAGCATCAGATGAAGACCACCACATTCAGTTTTTTAATAATGATGGCACACCTGACCCTGATGATGACCATGATTATTTTAATGATACCAAACCTACTAGCACAGTATTTTCTGTAGGTGCTAAGAACAATATAAATCAAAGTGGTATATCACAAATGGCAATTTGTATTGCAAATACTAATGGTTCAGTACGAGCTGGTTCGTATCAAGGTAATGGTAAAACTCATGGCTCATTTGTCTTTACAGGTTTTAGACCAAGAGCAATATGGGTTAAACCTATGTTAACCGAAGACCCTCATTGGAAAACAGTTACAACTAGATTTACTAGTGCTACCAATGCAGCAGCATCAAGTGGTGGGGCTAATCATGGTAATCCAATAGAGCATAATTTAAAGACTGGGGATGCTTCAGCAAAAGCAGAAGTACAACAATGTAAACTTGATATCTTTAGCAATGGGTTTTCACCAAATACAACAGATGGTAAACACAATGGTGGTGGATATTATTATTACTACATAGCATGGGCGGGTGCCCCTATGGTTGGCACAAACAAAGTATTAGGAACGGCATTTTAATGAAAGAAGTAACTAATGAAGCTGTATATAACGCTATACAAGAATTAAAAAGAGCAGTAGACGCTAATACTAGAGATATTATACGACTAAATGAAACTGTAAATATGGGTAGAGGAGCTGTGCGAATTTTAGCATGGTTAGGAACTATCGTTATTGCAATAATAGGATGGAAAAGCTTATGATACCAATGGAATTACTGTCAATGTTAGCGTCCACTGTGCTTGGCGGCGTTATGTCTATTATGGCACAAAAAGCACAAGCCCAAGCTGAAAGAGAAAAAGCGTTAATGGCAAGAGCAGAGTTTGCCGCAGCCCAAACTGACAAAGCTAGAGCAGTCTCGGACCCCCACACGAAACACACGCGTCGTTGGATTGCCCTTATGTGCGTATTCAGTATCATTGTGGTGCCAATTCTGGCCCCAATATTTACGGATGTAACTGTTATTTATCAAGTAGTTACTGAAGCTGATTCAGGTTGGTGGATATTTGGCTCATCTTATGAGACCACAGTTTGGAAAGAAGGCACAGGAATTTTTATAACTAGCTTACAATCACACACAATTTTCTCAATTATTGGGTTATATTTTGGTGGAAGTTTGACCCGTAAGTAATTGATTTTTAAGGAGATTAAATGAGAATATATAGTATATTGATAATGTTATTTTTTAGCCAGATAACACTAGCTGATGTAACATCATCAGGTCAAACTACTAATACGCTCAGTAATCAATCTGGGTCTAACACAGCTATTACTGGGGGATACTCTTCAGAAACCACGTATCAAAGCGGTTCCTCTTCTAACACAACTACTACTAATACTACTAATTCAAATCAAAAAACCGCTGTAAATTCAGCTACTGCCCCCGCAATGTCCATATACTCCCAACAATCATGCACTATTCCGTTAAGTTTAGGAATGACGACTATTGGATTAAGCTTTTCAGCTGGTAATTATTATTTAGATGAAGCGTGTGAATTGAGACGTAAAGTAGAATTACTTAATAAGCTAGGACTTAAAGTGGCAGCAGTGGCATTACTTTGTACTGACCCTTTAGTATTTGAAAGTATGGCCCACGCCGGTACATGGTGCCCGTATAATGGGGCCATTGGAGACCAAGCCCGCGAAGGATGGCTTAATGAACGTAAAAAAGAATTAACTGGTGGAACTAAATCTAGCATGACGTGGAACAACAAAGCTGTACCATCAGGAAAAATAAATGAATAAGATTTTAATAATTTTAGGACTACTATTATCATTAAATGTATACGCTGAGGAGCAAATCACTGGTAATTTAATTACTAATGGCACATTTGAGAATAATAATTCTAATGGTTGGACGACTACCGGTAATGTCCAAGTGTTAAATGATTGTTGTGGTTCTAATTACGACCTAGAGTTTGGCGATTACGGCAGCATTGAGCAGACCTTTGAACTTGCCAACACCCCCGTCACACAAAGTATGCTTGATAATGGTGTAACGCTTAACTCTAGTGTCCAAGTACAAAACGGTGAATGTGCTGTATCAGGATGCTGGGGCGGTCAAGGTCCCGCTGATACTTTTACTATTAGATTACAAATACAAGATGCGGACAGCAGCGTATTAGCAACAACTACTACAGTGAGGACAAATGTTACAGGAATTAATGGCAAAAATTTTACAGATTCTGTCACATATACGGGGACTGGTTCTAATCTTGGAAATATTTTTATTAGTGGGTCTGATGGTAATGCTCCTAACACTTTGGGGGGCCCTAACCTAGACAACATATCGGTTACTATGACTTATGATGATGAGGTTCTTACTACTTCACAAGTGTTAGAAATAGTACAAGCAGCATCAACAGTAGAAGAAGTTATTGAGTTAATTGAGTTTAGCCCAATAATAGAAGAGACTGTCTTTGAAATAATAGAGATAGAACCTGAAATTGTAGAAGAATTAATAGTATTAACTTTAGCACCAGAGGAAGAAATCCAATCTGGAGTAATAGAGTTAATAGAAGAGCCCGTTGTAGAAACTGTAGAGACTATAGAAGAGTCTACTGTAATTGAAGAGCCAATAACAGAATTAGAAACTGAAGGAGAAGAAATATATGAAGAACTTACGGTTGAAGAAGAACCAGTCAGTCAAGAAGAAACAGTCAGTCAAACCGAAGAAGAGCCCGGAGAAGAGCTTAGAACAACAGATACTGGCGGAGAGGGAAGCACTGGAAGAGGAGATACTGGACCTGACGAAACAACTTCTCAGGAAAGTGTTGCGGTACTTAGATTAGATGAAGTAGTCGCAGCTGTAACTAGCAAGTTACCTAAAATAGAAGACCAGCTAAAAGCAGTACATTACATTGTAGCTAAAGCTATGACTTCTAATAATACTTTACTAAATCAGTATAGTATTAAAAACCAAAATCTGTTTGCAAATCAGCCAACATTTGATGGTGGTAATATAGATTCTTACATAGCACAAAGTTATGTAGATATTAGACAAATATACTCTAATGTAGAGTATCCAGACAGGAGCGTAGATTGGACATCAAGGTAATTAGTGGAATAGTAGGCGTAGTGTTTACATTCGGAGCACTATTCGTACAAGTAGGTGAAGTTTTAAATCGCTTATCGGCCCTAGAATCTAAATCAGGACCCGATATAAGTGTTATTGAAAAAGACATTACCACTTTAAAAGAAGAAACAGCCGTATTAAGAACTAAATTGGAGAAAATGGAAAACCCGTTAGGACAATAACATGGATGAAAATGAAAAGAAGCAAGAAGTAGAAAAAATTGTTGAAGAGTTACCTATCTTATTAGTAGCTCATGCTTATAGAAAGCTAAAATCAGGCGATGAGATATCCGCATCTGAAATGAAAGTTTGTTTAGATATATGCAAAACGTATAGCTCTGAGCAAATAGTAGAAAAAGCTCAAAATATATTAGACGATTTACCTTTTGATACGGAAGAATGATTATGAGATGGTTTGGATTCTTTTTAGCATTTACTTCAATGTGGGTTTTAGCACAAGCTAAGGTTGAAACACAGGCATTTGGGTGGTTTTTAGGTTGTTCATCAGCTTTATGTTGGATGTTTATAGCTAATACAGACAAAGACCTACCAAGATTTTTAATGGAAACAATGTATTTTATTTTAGCAGCTTTGGCGGTTTATAACTGGTTATGAAAGGTATAAAGAACTTTAAGAATTTTTTGTATTTGTGTTGGAAACATCTCAATTTACCTGAGCCAACTCCCATACAATACGATATTGCAGATTATTTACAGGGCAAAGATAAACGTTTAGTTATACAAGCGTTTAGAGGTGTAGGCAAATCGTGGATTACATCCGCATTTGTATGTCACCAGTTACTTATGAACCCCCAACGTAACATCTTAGTAGTCTCAGCGTCCAAAAGTAGGGCTGATGATTTCAGTACATTTACACAGAGGATTATATCTGAGATGCCGGTGTTAAAACACTTAGAACCCAGAGATGACCAACGGCATTCTAAGGTTTCTTTTGATGTTGCCCCAGCAAGGGCGTCACATGCACCTTCAGTTAAATCTATGGGTATTACAGGACAACTTACAGGTTCCAGAGCGGACCTTATAATTGCTGACGACGTTGAATCAGCCAATAACTCTCAGACACAGCTAATGCGTGACCGCTTAGGTGAGACCGTTAAAGAGTTTGACGCTATTATAAAGCCAGAGGTTGGTCGTGTTATATTTTTAGGAACACCACAAACAGAGATGTCATTATACAATGATTTAGAAGAACGTGGGTTTCAAAGTCGTATATGGACAGCTCTTATTCCAGATAAGACACAAAGAACTGGATATGGCCACAAATTGGCCCCTGTTGTAGCCGATATGGACGGTAAAGAAGGAGACCCTACCGACCCAGACAGGTTTAACGCAATAGACCTTATGGAACGTTTAAGCTCGTATGGTCGCTCAGGATTTAATCTACAGTTTATGTTAGATACCAGCATGTCAGATGCTAATAAGTATCCACTTAAACTAAATGACTTGATAGTAGTATCAGGTTGTAGCACATGGCAAGATGCCCCAGCTAAAATACAGTGGGCTTCTGGTCAGGACCAGATTAAAGCTTTAGACCCTGAGATACCAAACGTCGGACTTAAAGGTGACTATTACACCTCTTATTTATACATGTCAGACGAATATACACCTTTTGAGGGCTCAGTAATGAGCATTGACCCATCAGGTCGAGGACAAGATAAAACTGGTTACGCTGTCCTTAAAATGTTGCACGGTGTACTCTATCTAACCGCTGTTGGTGGTTTAGATGGTGGGTACTCAGGGCAGACTTTAAGAAAACTTGCGAGTATCGCAAAGCAGCACAAGGTTAATGACATTATCATAGAATCTAACTTTGGTGATGGTATGGCAACGGCTCTTATAAAGCCCATATTAGCCGATATTCACCCTTGTAACGTGGAAGAGGTACGACATAGCATACAGAAAGAAAAACGTATTATAGATACCTTAGAACCAATTATGAATAACCACAAACTTGTGGTAGATGAAGATATAATTAAAGATGACTTTAGATTAGAACCTGACCATCAGTTATTTAAGCAAATGACTAGGATAACAAGGGATAAAGGAGCTTTAAGGCATGATGACCAACTGGACGCTTTAGCTATTGCAGCTAATTACTGGGTTGAACGCATGGATAGAGACCAAGAAATGTCTTATAAACAACATAAAGAAGATGTACTACAAGGTGAATTAGATAAATTTATGGAACATACCGTTGGAACAAAGATTAAAAAGGATAGATGGATATGAGTGATTACAATAATCCCGCTAATATAGAACACGGGCAAGGATATGCCGGTGAACTAGATGATGAAAAAGGTAATCCTAAGCTATACGCTGGTCGTTTTGTGCAGTTTGAAAACAAAATAATGGGAACCCGTGCTTTATTTAGAGATGTAAAAAGCAAAGTAAAACAATTTGATGGTGACATTGCTCAAATGATAAGTAAGTTTGCCCCAGATTTTGAAAATCCTACTAATAACTATGTGGAATATGTGCAAGTAAGGGTAGGTAAAGAAAAAATTGAAACAGCAGAAGACCTTAGATTTGCTGTAATGGGTATAATTGAATTTGAAAATGGTCTCAATTCCCCTAGAACAGGTGAATATTTAGATAAAGATGCTTTGGACACAGCTCAAAAATTAGCTGAAATATCATTACCAAGAAACATCAGCTATGAAGAAGCTTTAAAACGAATTATTAAACCAACAAAGGTGGCTAGTAAATGAACGCAGATAACATTTATTTTGTATTTAAAGTTAAAAACAAGAAAGGAAGGTATGACTTTTCAGATATACCCGGAATTGAGGACATTGCAAGGTCAAATAATGAATTACATTGTATAAATGATTATGCAGCTTACGTGCAAGCTAGAAGGATGATGGGTGATAGAATACCAGATGCTGAGATATCTGTAGTAAACATGGATACAGATGACGTGTATGCTCAAACTTTTTTTGAGGATATATAGTCAGGGGGCATCTTAGGGTTTTTCCTTCATTTTCCCCTGAGCTCTGTCCCTTAAAGAATTATGGAGAATGCAATTATACTTTTTGTTGTTGCTGGGGGTATGTATTTATTAAGTCAATCCAAGATATTGAGGACTTTTTATCTATCCCCACAAGTCTCTATTATAGAGCTTTATATATTGTTATTTGTGCTGTTAGGTACTTTGGCAACTTTGGCTTACATTTGGTAGAAAAATCTGAAAGGGTAATCGTATATGTCGGGACCTTAAATTCCCCCGTAGCCAGCCGTCGGGTGTGGGCCGGCGTGGACGCATAAGGTAACCGGAAGCTGTCCGGCTGTTAGCTATAGGCACCCAAAGAGAGACCAAAGGTCCCAGAAAATACTTCGGCGTGTCTTTGTGCTTAGGCCTATTTTTTTAGATTTGTAATTAATTTAATTATTTTTCATTTTAGGAATTGACACCATGTCAAATATCTGTAGAATACAGGGTATGTCACCTAGTTTGTGAAATCATTAGACAAACGAAGCGGAAGACCAACGGGCTGAATGAAAAGTAAGCCGCCAGAGGTACGGACGGGGCACTCGGTGACTGGGAAAGAGTGCGATAGCTCGTGAACCAGAAGGACAACAAACGGACGTCCAATGGGGATAGGACCTAGCAAGTAGCAATGACTTGCACCTATTGCGGCTCAATGAGACTCAAAGCGGTAAGAACGAAACTCAGTGAATAGACGTCATATCATTTTTATGAAATCTCGCGGCGTGTGGATGACCACAGCTAGGCAAGTGGCACGCGAGGTAATTGACAACGTAACACTGGCGGACTGACGGACGTTAGAGAGAAGGGGCCGCGTGTCGCTAGGTATGGCAACCTAGACCTGATGAGATGCCAAACGAAACACAACAAAGAGGATATTATGAAAAAAATGTATATAACTCACGACGGCCGCAAGGCGAGTGTGTCTAATCTTAGTATATGGAGTGATAACGGTATAACCATTCTTATGTCATACGCTACGCCTGTAGCATTTAGGGATGATAGAGACGTTGCAAAATGTAATAAATGGTTTTTCACTAGCCATAAGTATTCACCTACAACAAGCAAGCAGATAACTTGTTTTCTAAACTCAGAGAACACGTCACGTGCTGAGAGTGTTGAAACAGGCCAACATGCGATAGACAACGCATATGCCAATATGATGTATGATGATAATAACTGTCTTCATTCTGAGTATTCACACAACAACTAAAAATCAAACGCCAGCTATCCCATAGATAGTGGGTGAGTGCTGGTAATGGCTGGCGGGCTCTATGTCCGCTGGCCGCCGTATTCGGATGAGCGTCCGGACTGATGATTACGAAAGTATGAAACGGTATTTAACATAACAAAGAGGATATTATGAGATTATTTCAATCTAATAACAACGTTACTCAGGAAGACGAATATAAGTTTGAACAAGTAGCGGAAATGGTCAAAAATGACATATCATACACACGTTTACAGCGTGTACTAATATTAAGGGCCTTAGATAATCATGAGCTCTTACCAATGGCTGGAAAATACAGCTGGATGGTGGACTAATGGAGTTTATTATCTTTGGCTTTATGGACAACTTTATACTAATACTGGGTATGTATTATTCATTCCTATCTGTAGAAAATTGGCTTGAAAAAACATTCAATATTGACGCCAAAGCTGACCCGCTCGTGCTCGCGTGCGTTTGTGGTGGCTTAGGAAATACCTTCAGTGACGCTGTAGGATTTCTGGCTACCCTTAATATCGAATGGATGTTATTGACCATAATTGGATGTTTACTAGGCATGGTCATCATACCAATAATGCAAAAAATGAAGGGTTCAGCTTAACAGCTGGGCCCTATACTGTCAGCGGATTATGTCCGCTCTGATGAGACTTATTAAGTCGAAACAGTAACAACAACACGTGAGGTAATTTATGCTACCAGAACTGGAACATAAACCTACTAAACGTCAAATAGCAAAAGCCAAGCAGTATCTCTTGTCTTATTTTTTAGATGAGCCAGAGACGCCAGAGGATATTCAGAACCTTATTTTGCGTGTACTTAAACACGACGGATATGGTACTTCTCATTGTATAGGTGAGAAGCTAACTGAAGATGACTCGGTATGGTGTCTCAATAAGAGTAAACTCTTGTCCTATCTTAGATACGTCTTACCACGATTTTCTAAGCATAGGAACGGTGACCCTAAAAACCAAAAAGACAGCCAGATACTCAGGCAGCTTAATAATCTGATAAGGCAAGGTGTTCTCACTATGCAAAAGCATAAAAGAACTAATTACGTTGTCAGGGGCCGAGCATGGACCAGCCGCTGTAGGTCTATCCAGAAAATGAGAAGTGAAATGAGCGTTGAGTCTCTTTTGACTAGCATTATCATGGGTGACTGTCCGGCAAGACGTGCTAGGTTTATTAAGGAAAATGGACGTAGTGCTAGCTTAGACGTTTAAAGTGCCCATACTAGACTGGCCTACATTATGTGGGTCAGTTTAGTTATTCAATTAACAACAAAGAGGAAACTAATATGAAAAATAAATCAATAAAATTAGATAAATGCACAAGTCTATCAGATGTGATAGATGATTATTGTGAATTTAAATATGGTCATACTAATTGGGTATGGTATGACGAGGAATATCATTGTGAAATAGAAGATGATGTTGCAGAAGTAGAGGGAGAAATCATGTTCTATTACAAAGAAGATGAGGAGCATGAAGAAGATGACCACCGTAATTGTAAAGATAGAGGAGTTAATAAAGCCAGTATTGGTCTTTAAATATTTAATCAACAACAAGAGAGGTAAATATGAGTGAACTAACATTAGAACAATACTTAGCGGACTCTAAGCTTGAACCAATGTGGGATGAGTTTTTAGGGACGTTAGACTGGAATGCTACTGAGACGCTTGATAGTACCAAGTTTCCAGCGTTTGAAAGGTGGATGATTGAGAAAGCTAAGAACCCAACAATGACGCCAAATGGCAATAGGTTCTTTGAAATGTATGAGCACATAGCTGACTCATTTCCAGCTTATTCAGAAAGGAAGGTAGTAAAATAAAAGGGAGTTTAGGTTATACTCTAGGGATGCTTTGGTATCCCTTAGAGTATAGCTATAGTACGTCAAAGGGGGGTAGGGTTCTATCTAATATGGGAACTTTAAGCTGTATACAGGTAATGCCTGTACTGATGATTGCAAGAGCATGAAACAGCAATTAACAACAAGAGGAAACTAAAATGATGAGAAGTAAAATATTAAGAAGAGCGAGCATTGATACTAATGTTCAATATGACTGGGGGTCCCGTGATACGGTTGGCTTTAAGGCCATAGATAAATTGCTATGGCATAGAGTACCGTACTCTGGTGAAGTCCATGACGCTACTGGGGCTAACAAGAAACTAGAGCGTCTTAGAAGAGCTTCCAAGCTTTGCTATGACTTGTTCAATAACGGACTATGCAATAGACGTGGCCAGTTTATGTCATTCTTTAGGTCTCACCTTCCTAAGATAGGGAGAATACCTAAGTACCATGAGAACCCGTCTCGTGAAACATGGGACCGTATCGAGCGTGGGCTAGGAGCCGCCATGCAAGATATAACACTGGATGCTTTTAAAGAGCAATACCCAGACATGTACTACACTATCTTTGATACTAAAAGTGTAGCAGCTTCAGTGAAAGCTGTTATGAGCAGAGGGGAAGCTAAAGTGCTTGATGTTCCTGAAGAGCAACAAGTAGTTAGCTGGAGATAACACAACGGGGGGCTGGCTTCGGCTGGCCCCCACATTTTTTTAACACAAAACATAAGGAGTTAAAATGTCATTATATAAATCATTTAATACTTACGTGGACGCGGTAGAGCATGAGCGTGAGATGAAAAATCTGGGTAAACAGAGAATTAATAAACGAAGGGTGTCACATGTCCAACGTGAAGAGGAGTCAGTGACCAGCTATGGAAAAGTTATGGTGTCCAATACCATAAGACCAATGGCTCAAAAGATACAAGAATATTTGGAAAGCAACGCTGTGCGTAAAGGCCAGCCAGAGAAAGCTTTTACTAAATTAAAATTGGTAGAGCCAGAGATATCCGCATTGATTACAGCCAAGCATATCATTAACTGTATCAGTCAGCATAAACCTTTAACCGCTACAGCAATATCTTTAGGCGGTAAGATTGAGACTGAGATATCACTACAGAATTTTGCTAAGTTAAATCCAGAACTTTATGAAGCTGTAAAGAAAGATTTAGATAAGCGTTCATGGAACTATGGATACAAGAGACGTAAGCTTAAAGAGTCAGCCAAGAGAGATGAGGTAGTATCATGGGAAGAGTGGGACACGCCTACTAAATTACACGTAGGCCTACGTTTGATTGACACTATGATAAGTGCTACCGGACTTGTAGAAATAGGAAGTGAAGTTATCAATCGTAAGCGTACTAAGATAATTAAACAGACTTCAAAAACTAGAGAATGGATAAGTAATCGTAACAAGTTTAATGAGCTACTAAATCCAGAGTATCTACCTACAGTAATGCCGCCTAAACAATGGAAGTCGGCCAGTGGTGGCGGGTACTGGACTAAGGAATTGCCTGAGCTAGATTTAGTTAAGCAAAAGAATAAGTTATTTAAGCGTGAGCTAGAGAACTTTGAAATGCCAGATGTTTACAACGCTGTAAACACAATGCAAAGCACGGGCTTTAAGATAAATAAATTTGTGTTGAAGGTAATGAAAGAAGCGTGGGACAGTGGTACCGCAATGGGTGGAATGCCGCCTACTATAAATCTGGAAGTCCCCAACAAGCCGCACGATATCGACACTAACCCTGAGTCGCGTAAAGAATGGAAGAAGCAAGCGGTAATTGTGCATACAGAAAATGCACGTATGTTTTCTAAACGATTACTCTACGCTAAGATACTTTGGGAAGCTGAGATGTTTAAAGATTACAGCAACATCTATTTCCCACTTCAATTAGACTTTAGAGGTAGGGCTTATTGCGTTCCAGCTTTCTTAAATTATCAAGGGATATCTGGTGCCAAAGCTTTATTAACTTTTAGTCAGGGTAAGGAAATCACTGAAGATAATTCCGGTGGGTTCTGGCTTGCGGTTCATGGTGCCAACGTCTGGGGTAATGACAAAATTACTTTGGAACAAAGAGCAGAGTGGGCCATGCAAAATCTGGGAATGTGCCAGAGAATAGTAGAAGACCCAATGACCAATCGAGAATGGGAAGACGCGGACTCACCATTTCAATTTCTAGCATGGTGCGAGGAGTGGGTTGAGTTTCAACGTGTCGGCTATGGATACGTAAGTCACATTCCAGTATCGCTTGATGGTTCTTGTAATGGGTTACAGCTGTACTCATTGATGTTAAAGGATAGTAAAGCTGGTGCTCTGGTCAATGTAACACCTTCAGATACGCCACAAGATATATACCAACTTGTTGCTGATGCTGTTACTGAGAAATTAAAAGAGCACGCACAAGAAGGGAAACCATACGCACAACAATGGCTAGATTACGGAGTTAAACGTTCGACAACTAAGCGTAGCATTATGACAATATGTTATGGTTCGACAAGGTACTCATGTACTGACTTTGTTGTAGAAGATATGACCAAGAGAAAAGATAAAGGAGAAATGCACCCGTTTGACGATGTATTTAAGCCGGCCATTTATCTTGCTAGTGTAATCTGGAGCAGCATAGGTGATAACTTAACGTCAGCTAGGCAAGGTATGGATTATCTTCAAGAGATTGCAAAGGTTGTATCTAAAGAACAATTACCAATACATTGGGTAACGCCAATAGGTTTTCCAGTGTATCAATCTTATCCAGAGATGAAGAGTAAGCGTGTTAAAGCCATGCTTATGGGCGAGGTTATTAAGCCGCGTATAAATACTGAAACGGATAAGACAGACAGATTAAGAATGTCCAATGGGGTAGCACCCAACTTTGTGCATTCTTTAGACGCGTCCGCTATGATGCGAACGGTGAACATAGCCAATGAGAATGGCATACAAAACTTTTGTAATGTTCACGACAGCTTCGGCACCACAGCGGGGGATGTTGAAATGCTTAGTGCAAGTTTAAAGAAAGCTTTCACTGAGATATTTTCGGGGCCTTGTGTTCTGGATGAGTTTAAAGGTGATGTTAAAAGACAGATACCTGATAAGCTACATGCAAAACTACCAGAGGTACCGAGCAAGGGAGAGTTAGACGTTACAGAACTAGCAGACTGTGATTTCTTTTTCTCATAATTAACTATAAACAAGAGGTAAATTAAAATGAACATCTTTGTACTAGATAGAAACCCTATGGTATGTGCTTTTTATCATTGTGATAAGCATGTACCTAAGATGATACTTGAAACGGCACAGATGATGTGCACGGTGGCTAATGAGCTCGGTGTACCTGATGTGCCATACAAATCTACTCATCCTAAACATCCGTCCACGCTGTGGATAGGTAAATCATGGTCTAATTGGATATGGGCTAGACAGCTAGCTTCGGCTCTTAACTTTGAGTATAAAAGACGCTTTAACAATGATGTTAATCACAAGTCATGGGACGTGATAGATAACCTTAGACTGACGGACGGTATTTACAGGTTAGACGGCATTGGCTTAACACCGTTTGCCCAAGCTATGCCTGATGAGTACAAACATAAAGACGCAGTGGTTGCATATCGTAACTACTACAAACACGGTAAGGCAGACATACTGACTTACAAATACACTAACAAACCAACATTCTTAGGAGAATAAATATGATGGAAACCAATATTAAAGTACCCATATAAGATAATAACACATAAATGGAGTTAAATTTATGGCACAACAAAACGAAAAAGTTGTATCACCGGTAGGAGTTAGTCAATATGCTTGGCTTACTCAGCCAGATACACGCTTTGATGAAAACGGTCATTACAAAACTAATCTAATTGTAAGTACCGACGATGCCACTGAACTTACCAATGCTATTGACAACGCACGTCAAAAGGCGGTTGAGCTAGCAAAGGAAAAAGCGAAGGGCAAAAAAATAAAGGAAGCTGATGCACCTTATACTGAAGAATTAGATGATGACGGTAAACCTACCGGCAACACTATCTTTAAGTTTAAATGCAAAGCTAAGATTGTAGCAAAAGACGGGACCATTATACCAAACAAAGTGGCTCTGTTTGATGCGAAAGGAAAACCAATGACAGACGTAAACGTGTGGTCTGGTTCTGAAATCAAAGTAAGTGCCGAGCTTATCCCATACTATACAGCTATGGTAGGAGCCGGTGTTTCTATGAGACTAAGGGCCGTTCAAATACTTAAACTTGTTGAAGGTGGCGGTGGTAACGCAAAGGGTTACGGCTTTGATAAACAAGAAGGATATGAACACAAGGAACAGGTGAACGATGTCATTTCAGAAGACGTACCGACAGAAGCAACTGACTTCTAAACAAGTCGGTTTAAAATACGGCTTCAGGTCTGGTTTGGAAGAAGCCATTGCCGCTGAATTAAGCGGTAACAAGGTGGTATTTACTTTTGAGGAAACTAAGTTGAAATATACTAAGCCACAAAAGATACACACATACACGCCTGACTTCTTCCTACCGGCCCAAAACATTTACATTGAAACTAAAGGTTTGTTTAGTACAGCGGACCGACAGAAAATGAAATTAATTAAAGAGCAATATCCTAAATTAGATATTAGATTTATTTTTAGCAATGCAAAAGCAAAGATAAATAAAAAAAGCAAAACAACTTATGGCATGTGGTGTGACAAGTACGGTTTTAAATACGCACATAAACATATACCAAAGGAATGGATATGACATATAGAAACGAAAGAAAAAATACAAAATTTGTAATAGTCAGTGACTCTTCTACAGAGCCCAATGAAAATATTGGAGCTAAAGAAATAGAGAAACAAGACAGAATTAATGGATGGTTTGATTGTCGTTATCATAAAATTATTAAACGTGATGGGACCATTGAAGATGGTCGAGACATAGAACAAGCAAGTGTTTTATTAGCAGCACCTTTAGGAGATACAAAAAATAAATTATCTATTAGTGTATGCCTTGTTGGTGGTAAAAATGATAAAGGAAAATCAAATTGTAATTACACGTTTGCTCAATATAAATCATTAAAAAAATTACAAAAAGAATTAAACAACAAATATAACAAATTAAAATGGGTTGGTCTCAGTGATGAGACTGATTACGCATCGCCTAGCTTTGATGTATCAGAGCTTATGCGATAGTGTTGTTTGTTACGCTGGGTGTCTTTAAGCGGTGAAGCTATTTCCCTCTTTTTAGTGGAGCTTAAAGTCACCTTATTAATTAAAAGGAGAAACAATGGAACGTAAAAATAAATATACACAAGTAGTGGTAACTAGGAAAACACACACGCTATTAAAATTATTAGCTACTAAACATAAACGTAGTATGTTAGGCGAGCTTGAATGGTTAGTAGAAGTAGCTTCTGATGTAGAGCCAGAGAGGATACCACACGATGCTAAATAGAGATGGTGACGGCTTCTTACTTAACACTGGTGATTGGTCAGAGGAAGTTATGCAACAGATGGCTGATGCTGATGGCTTTAAAATTACAAATGAAATTAAAATGTATATTGATAAGGCACGTGAAATGTATAATGCAACAGGTACTGTGCCCGCTGTCCGTAATTTTGCAAAAGAATTTGGAATGGATAGGAAGGCAAGTAGATTGTATGAAGTGTTTGAGTCTGGCCCAATGAAAAAGATAGCAAAATATGGCGGGTTACCAAAGCCAACAGGGTGTGTTTAATGGAAGCAGTTAAAAATGACAGCACGTTTATAAGTCACCAGCCGTGTCCAGCTTGTGGGTCTAAAGATAATCTAGCTGTTTATAGCGACGGACATGTATATTGTTTTGGGTGTGGATATACAAAAAAACATTATAAAAAAACAGGAGAAAAAGTGACGGAACCTACTTTACAAGATGCCTTTATTCAAGGTACAACAACTCCCCTACAAAAAAGAAAATTAAATGAAGAGACTTGTAGCAAGTTTAATTATCAGATAGGGACACACAACGGCAAGCCGGTACATATTGCAAATTATTACAATGAAGAAAGAGAATTAGTAGCACAAAAATTAAGGTACCCTGATAAAACTTTTCAATGGATAGGGCAAGCTAGTGACTCTACTTTATTTGGTCAGCACCTTTGGAGAGATAAAGGTAAGATGGTTATTGTTACAGAAGGAGAAATAGATTGTTTATCTGTATCGTCTGTTAATGATAATAAATATCCAGTAGTAAGTATAAAGACTGGAGCTCAGGGAGCCAGAAGAGATTTACTTAAAGAATTAGAATGGTTAGAAGGATTTGAAAGTGTTGTCTTAATGTTTGACCAAGACGATGCCGGTAAAAAAGCAGCTGTGGAGTGTGCGAAAATCTTCTCACCAAATAAAGCAAAAGTTTGCACACTTCCTCTTAAAGACGCTAACGAAATGTTAGTAAAAGGAAAAGCTAAAGAATTAATTAATTGTATATGGAGTGCTAAAGCATATAGGCCTGATGGAATTATTGCGGGCCGTGATGTTTGGGACGACATTGTAAAGGATGATGACAAAGTAACTATTCAATATCCTTTCTCATGTCTTAACACAAAGACACACGGGTTACGCAAAGGTGAGCTGGTTACAATTACAGCTGGTACTGGAGTAGGTAAATCTAGTTTTTGTAGGCACGTGGCCCTTCACATTTTGGAGAGAAAATTTTCAGTGGGTTACATAGCTTTGGAAGAGTCTGTTAAGCGTAGTGCTCTGGGGATAATGGGATTAGCTTTAGGAAAACCATTACACATGGGGATAGATACGGTTTGTAAAGACAAGTTAAAAGAAGTGTTTGATAAAACTGTTGGTAATGGTAACTTTTATTTGTATAACCATTTCGGAACAACAGCTAGTGATAATCTTATTTCTAAGATTAGGTATTTAGCTAAAGGTTGTGGATGTGACTTTGTTATATTAGACCATTTACACATGGCTTTATCAGCTATTGGAGATGAGAATACTAGTGATGAGCGTAAGCTAATTGATTATACTGTTAGTAAATTACGCACATTAGTAGAAGAGACAGGTATTGGTTTAATATTAGTAAGCCATTTACGTAGGCCAGAAGGAAACAAAGGATATGAGGATGGCGTGGCTGTGTCTATGAACAGCTTACGCGGGTCCGCATCAATAGGACAACTTTCTGATATGATAATAAGCATGTCACGTGACTTGCAATCAGATAAAAACTTAGCCAAAGTTAATATATTAAAGAACAGATTTAGCGGTGAAACCGGACATGCCTGTACTTTATATTATGACTTAGAAACAGGATGTTTAAATGAAACCGATGGAGATAAACAAGAAGATTTTTGATGTGTCAAAATTTAGACCAACAAAACTTAACTATTCTAACTTAGTATTAGACGCTTTGATGGAAGCATCTTTAACTAATAAAGAGGTGGTCATAACTGTGGCCAGTCTCGAAGCAGAATTATTAATTAACCAAGCTTTAGATTCTCTTGCCGCAGCCGGAGATGATAGAGTATTACAAATAATAGTAGAAAGGATATTACCAAGTTAAAATGACAAACACAAAACATCTAGTGCACAGGACACTAGATATAGGAAGTGGTGTCATACTTTCAATTATAATACAAATACTTGTATTTCCTTTATATAATATTCATATAAATATTTGGGAAATGTTACATTTATCAATTTTATTTATGGTAGTAAGTATTGGCCGAAGCTATTTGTGGAGTAAATATATTTTTAAATACAAATGAAAAAGAAATACACCCCTAAACTATCTGCTATACCGTATCAATTTGTTGCGGTGTACTGGGTAGATATTGAATCAGATTCTAGCTGGCGTCAGATAAGTGACTTGCTAACAGATTCACTACCCGTTTGTGTTTCAACTGGGTGGCTAATAAAACGGGATGATAACGTGTATAGGTTGGCCAGTGATTTTAATTTTAACCCTGATGGGACTATTAGTGAAGTGGGTAACACCACAATTATACCCTCTAGCGTTGTAAAAAAATGTATAAAAATACCTTATGAATAAAAGAGATAAGGGACACTGGGCTGAGATGTTTGGTAAGGCGTGGTTAATTGAAAATGGTTACTGGGTTTTTGACAACGTTGCACCATCAGGTGTGATTGACTGTGTTGCTGTGCATCAAAAGACACATGAATGTATCTACATTGATTTTAAATGTGCCTATTACAATCCAAAAGGTTGGGTAACATCCCGTATTACAAACGAGCTAGGCAATAAGCTTGGTGTAAAAATAGTTTACGTCTGTCCTGAGACTAAGAAGGTATGGTTCAAGCGTGACTTAAAACAATATAGAAAAGAAATGAGCAAAGGAGAACATTACAATAAATGAAGGGACGATATATATTTGACATAGAAACTAACGGTTTGTTAGCTGACGTCACTAAAGTGCATTGTATTATTTTATATGATTTAGATAAGGGTAAATTAATACATGATACAAATAAGAATGCTATTAAAAGATTAACTACCGCCAAGCTTATTGTTGGTCATAATATAATTAAGTTTGATATACCAGTGTTAAAAAAGATTTATGATTTTAAACCACAAGGTAAAGTGTTCGATACTATTGTTGCAACAAGATTATTATTTCCAGACATAAAAGATTCTGATTTTAAAAGAGGAGAAAATTTTCCTAACAAATTAATTGGTAGACACAGCTTAGAAGCGTGGGGATGTAGGATAGGTACATATAAACAAGAGATAAAAACAGATTGGAAAGAGTGCACCCCAGAGTTAATTGAATATTGTAAACAAGACGTTGTAGTTAATGCTGGTTTATATAAATCAATACAAAAGAAAGGTTATTCAAAGCCGGCTATGGAATTAGAGCACGATGTTGCTAAGTTAATATTTAAACAAGAACAACAAGGTTTCATGTTTGATAAAACTAAAGGAGAAAAATTATATGGGAGATTAAATGCTAGACGCTTAGAAATATCAGAAGAATTGCAAGAATTATTTCCCCCAATAATAGAAAAAATACCGTTCATTCCTAAAGTAAACAACAAGACTAAAGGGTATGTTAAGGGTGAAGTGTTTTATAAAGAAAATAAAACTGTATTTAATCCATCTAGTCGCCATCATGTGGTCGATAGGTTACAACGTAAGTACAATTATAAGCCAAAAGTTTTTACAGCTGATGGTAAACCTAAGATGGATGATGCTATACTATCGACATTAGAGTATCCGGAAGCGAAGCTATTGGCGGAACATTTTTTATTAGATAAACGCGTGGCTCAGTTAGCTACCGGAGCACAAGCATGGTTAAAGTGCGTGGTCGGTGATAAAATTCATGGGACATGTAATACAAATTCTACCGTAACCGCAAGAGCTTCCCATGCTTACCCTAATTTAGCTCAGGTTCCCAGCGTGTCGGTTCCGTATGGTAAAGAGTGTAGAGAATTATTTAAAGTGCCAGATGGTAAAATGCTTATTGGTGTTGATATATCTGGATTAGAAGTAAGAATGTTAGCACACTACATGGCCAAGTATGACGGTGGGGCTTACAGTAAAGTGGTTACCGATGGTGATATCCACACTGAAACTAAAAAAATGGCTGGATTAGATAGTCGAGATGTTGCTAAACGTTTTTATTATTGTTTTCTATACGGTGGGGGTGTTAAAAAGATAGCTGAAGTTACTGGTAAAAGTATTAGAGAAGCCAGTAATATTAAACGCAGATTCTTAAACAATCTACCAGCGTTAAACAAATTAATTACTGATGTTCAATCAGCAGCAGCTAAAGGATACATAAAAGGTTTAGATGGAAGGAACATTAAAGTACGTTCAGAACATGCCGCTTTAAATACGTTGTTACAATCTAGTGGTGCATTAGTTTGCAAGCAATGGTTAGTTGAATTTGATAAACAATCAAATCGTTGCCCTAATTATAAACAAGTAATATGGGTGCACGATGAAATACAAATAGAAGCACCTACATTGTGTGCTGAAAAGGTTGGTAAACTTGCGGTTGAAGCTATTGAACGAGCTGGTAAACATTTTGAATTAAGGATTCCTCTTACAGGGGAGTATAAAATTGGACATAATTGGAGTGAAACACACTAAAATGAAAGGAAAAACAAATGGAACTAATTATAAAACAAAACGAGTTTTATTAATAGATGGCGATATCTTATTATATAAGGTAGCGTTGCAAAATGAAGAAGCAATAAACTGGGGAGAAGGACTTTGGACTTTACATTGTTATGAAGATAAATGTAAAGCTGAAGTGGACTCTCAAATTGCCACGTTAAAAGAAAATCTTGAAGCTAAAAATGTACGCATTGCATTAACATCTCATATTAATTTTAGGAAAGATGTGATGCCATCTTATAAAAACAATAGAAAACAAAAAAGAAAGCCGTTAATCTTACCGGTGTTAAGACAGTATTTAATTGAAAAATATAAAGCATATTGCTGGGAAGGATTAGAAGCTGATGATGTATTAGGAATCTTAGCTACTACCCCTGACCCTTATTATGATTTTGAAAAGATAATAGTATCAATAGATAAAGACATGAATCAGATACCAACTAACGTGTCTGAAGATGGTGTGACTTTTAAAAGCATAAGTAAAAAAGATGCTGATTATTTCTTTATGGTTCAAACATTAACAGGTGATTCGGTAGATGGATATACTGGGTTGCCTAGTGTTGGCCCTAAGTCAGCTGAAAAAATATTAGGTGGCCCAGATAAACCAATAAAAGAACTGTGGAAATTAGTATTAAAAGCTTATGAAGACAAAGGGTTTACAAAAGATGAAGCTATTCAACAAGCTAGGGTAGCCCGTATTTTACGTAAAGGTGAATACAATAAAAAAACAAAGAAGGTGAAACTATGGCAATAAAAAAAGATAATGTAAAAAAACCTAAACATTATAATAGGTATAAAATACAGCCGTTAGATTTTATAATGGCTAACAACATCCCGTACTGTGAAGCTAACGCAATAAAGTATTTGTGTCGTTGGGAACATAAGCATCCTACATGGGAAGGTAAACTGGAAGACTTGTTAAAAGCCAGAGAATATATTGACAGGCGTATTAAACAAGTAGAAGAAATTAAAAGGGTTGATGATATTGACCCACTACAAATAGTTTAAGGAGAGACAATGATAGACTACAGCCGTGATGAATTATTAACCTCGTTTGGTAAGACAACTTTGCATGATAGGTATTTATTATCAGATGAGACTTCACCACAAGATGCTTTTTATAGGGCCGCCAAAGCTTTTTCAACTAACGACGATATGGCCGAACGTATTTATTCTTACGCATCTAAGCTGTGGTTCATGTTTGCAACACCAATATTAACTAACGGTGGCACTAACAAGGGCTTACCTATTTCATGTTTTTTAAATTATGTCCCAGACAGCCGCGAGGGATTGACTGACCACTATACAGAGAACGCGTGGCTAGCGTCTGTTGGTGGTGGAGTAGGTGGTTATTGGGGTCATATCCGTTCTGATGGAACAGCGACAAGTCATGGCTCTCAAAGCTCAGGGTCAATCCCATTTTTACACGTAGTAGATTCAGAGATGTTGGCCTTCTCACAAGGAAAGACTAGAAGGGGCAGTTATGCCGCTTACATGGACGTAAGCCATCCTGAAATCATTGAGTTTTTAGACATGCGTAAACCAAGTGGCGGTGATGTGCACCGTAAATGTTTAAACTTACATCACGGTATTAATATTTCTGATACGTTTATGTCTCTTATAGAAAACTGTATTAACGAACCAACGTATGATGATAGCTGGCCATTAATAGACCCGCACACTGGAAACACAGTACGCACAGTATCCGCAAGAGAATTATGGCAACGCATTTTAGAAAACCGCGTCGCTACTGGTGAACCTTATATTGTTTTTAGTGACACTATTAATAATGGTTTACCTGAACCACAAAAAGAATTAGGTCTTAAAGTGCATCATTCAAATTTATGTACTGAGATTACTTTACCTACCGATGAATCACGCACCGCTGTGTGCTGTTTATCTTCTGTTAATTTAGAAAAGTATGATGAATGGAAAAAAGAACCAATGTTTATTCCAGATTTAATACATTTTTTAGATAACGTCTTACAACATTTTATTGACCATGCCCCTGAAACTTTAAACCGTGCAAAGTATTCCGCAATATGTGAACGTAGTTTAGGTTTAGGAGCTATGGGTTTTCATTCTTATTTACAATCTAAAGGTATTCCTTTTGAATCTGTAACAGCCAAAACTTTAAACATGCAAATGTTTAGACACATAAAAGAAGAAGCTGTCAAAGAATCTAAAAGATTAGCAAAGAAAAAAGGGGAAGCTGTAGATATGGAAGGAACTGGATTACGTAATGCTCATCTATTAGCTGTCGCCCCTAACGCATCTAGCTCAATAATATGTGGTACTACGTCACCATCTATTGAACCGTTTAGAGCCAATGCGTATGTTCAAAAAACTATGTCAGGTTCTTTTTTAGTTAAAAATAAATACTTAGAAAAATTATTAGAAAGCAAAGGAATGAATGACGATAAGACATGGAAAAAAATACTGGCTAATAGAGGTTCAGTGTTAGACATTAAAGGTTTAACAGATTATGAAAAGGATACATTTAAAACAGCTATAGAAATAAACCAGCAATGGGTCATTGGCCATGCCGCTGACCGTCAAGAGTTTATATGTCAGGGACAATCAGTTAATGTATTTGTTCCAGCTGATGTAGACATTAAAGAACTACACGATATACACATGTTAGCGTGGAAACGTAAATTAAAAACATTGTATTACTGTCGTTCAGAAGCAATTAAAAGAGCAGAGTTAGTGTCACAAAAAATAGAAAGAACTATAATACCAGATGCGGAATGCACAGGATGTGAAGGATGAGTTTATTTGTAGAGCGTCCGCATTATAAACCGTTTGATTATGAATGGGCTTTTCAAGCTTATGACTTACAACAAAAAATGCACTGGCTACCTTCTGAAGTTTCTTTACATGAAGACGTAAGAGACTGGAATGATAAACTAACTGTTGCAGAAAAGAATTTAATTAATCAGATACTAAAGTTTTTTACACAAGGTGATGTAGACATTGCTAAAGGATACTTAGATAAATACATACCTAAATTTAAACCGCATGAAGTACGCATGATGCTAACATCTTTTGCCGCAGCAGAAGCGAATCATGTACATAGTTATTCTTTATTAAATGATACTATAGGCATGCCGGAAAAAGAATATCAAGCATTTCAAGAATATAAAGAAATGGCAGACAAGCATTCTTATTTATTTAAAAACAAAGGAACAGGAGTAGAAGGTTTAATTAGAGACATCGCGTGCTTTTCAGCATTTGGAGAAGGCCTACAGCTGTTCGCTTCATTTGTTATGTTACTTAACTTCCAACGCTTTGGGCGTATGAAAGGCATGTGTCAGATAGTTACATGGTCTATCCGTGATGAGTCACACCATGTAGAAAGCATGATTAAACTGTTTAAAGAACTTATAAAAGAAAATCCTAAAGTGTGGAATGATAAATTTAAAGCTACTTTGTATCAAAGCTGTAGAGAGATGGTTGAATTAGAAGATAAATTTATTGATTTAGCTTTTGAACAAGGTGGTATTAGGGGGCTAGAACCTAAAGAAGTTAAGAAATACATTAGGTACATAGCCGATAGACGACTGTTGCAACTGTCATTAAAGACTAATTATAAAGTAAAAGATAATCCATTAGACTGGTTAGATTGGATATTAAATGGTGTAGAACACGCCAACTTCTTTGAAAATAGAGCAACAGAATATAACAAAGGAACTGTAACGGGAAAATTGTGGACTTAAAGTACCCGTTTTAGAAGGATTAACATGAAATTAAAAGATATTAAGGGTGAAGAACCCGATGAAATAACTTTACCAAAGACGGTAAACCAATTAATTACATTATTAAATGACGTTTACCCTGAGAAATCCCCTGATATAAATGATGACTTGAAGACAATGAGCTTCAAAGCTGGACAACGCGATGTTGTCCGTTTTATCAACTTATTAAAGGAGCGTGATTTATAATGTGCGGTTTAATGTTTGCCGGTGGTAACAACGCTAAAAGAATGTATAAAGATTCTACACCTGTAGGACAAACTATACGTAATGCTGACAGAAGAAATAAAGTAAAAGACCAAAACCGTGAACGCACTGAACTAATGATTTCACAACGAGATTCGAGAAAAGCAAGAATTAAAGCGTATGAAGCTCAAAACTCTGGACTTAACATACCAACATAGGAGAAATATATATGTGCTTTGGTAGCCCTAAAGTGGCCCCTGTGCCTACACCGCCGCCGGTTCCGGCCCCAGTCTCATCGCCAGTAGGAGATGAAATTGCACCAAGATTAAAAACTGGTGATGATAAATTATCTGAAGAAAAAAGATTAGCTAAAGTTAGAAGACGTGGAACTAAAAGTCTTCAAACAACTTCAGGATTAAACATACCAACAAGCGGCTCAGGACTTAATATTACGTAATGGCAGAATATAACGACATTCAATTTACTACTAAGACAGCAAAAGACCGCTATGAAAAATTAAAAGAAAATAGACAACATTATTTAGATAGGGCCAAAGAATGCTCTGAACTTACTATCCCTTCTTTAATCCCAAGCTCTGGTTTTAACACCAGTACGGATTTATATACCCCCTTCCAATCAGTAGGTGCTAGAGGTGTAAACAATTTAGCATCTAAATTACTCTTATTATTACTTCCCCCTAATTCACCCTTTTTTAGATTGACCATAACTGGTGATTCTAAAGAAGAACTAGAACAAAACCCTGAATTAAAATCTGAAGTAGAAAAATCATTAGCTAAAATTGAGCGTTCAGTACAGAACAAGATTGAACAATTAGCACTAAGAGTCTCTGTATTTGAAGCATTAAAACATTTAATAGTAGCTGGTAATGTTTTAACTTACCTACCTAAAAAGGGGACTATGCGTGTTTATGGTATTGGCCAATACACTTGTAGACGTGATGAAGAAGGTAACTTACTAGAAGTTATTATTAAAGAATCAATTAGCCCCGCAAATTTACCAGAAGAAGATTTAGAATTAATAGGTAAAGCACCAGATTATAAATCAGACCAAGATTGCGATGTATATACACATATTTATAGATTAAACAAAGATAAATATTATGTGTGTCAAGAAATACACGGTATTAAATTACCACATTCAGTAGGTACTTTCCCAGCTGATAACATGCCATACCAAGCTTTACGCATGGTCCGTGTAGACGGTGAAAATTATGGGCGTGGGTATGTAGAAGAATTTTTAGGTGACTTAAAATCATTAGAAGGGCTGTCAAAATCATTAGTAGAATCAGCGGCAGCCGCTAGTAAATTAGTGTTTATGGTTAGGCCTAATGCTGTAACACGCAAAAAAGATTTAGCTTTAACTAGAAACGGGGACATTATAACTGGCCAAAGAGACGACGTAACTGTATTACAATCCGAGAAACAATATGATTTACAAATTGTAGAACGTAGTATTGGGCGGTTAGAAGAACGTATGTCTTATGCTTTCTTATTACACACAGCAATACAAAGAGATGCTGAAAGAGTAACAGCACAAGAAATAAGATACATGGCGGAACAATTAGAAACTAGCATGGGTGGTGTGTATTCATTACTATCACAAGAATTTCAATTACCATTAGTACAAGTTTTAATGAAACGTATGGGACAAAATAAAGAAATCCCATCTCTTCCTAAAAAATCAGTTACACCAGTAATTGTTACAGGAATTGAAGCGTTAGGGCGTGGTAATGATTTACAAAAATTAAGAGAGTTTATTGTTGAAATAACTCAACTTGCTCAGATTAATCCACAAATTGCGGGGATGTTAAACCCTAGTGATTTAATTACACGTATTGCTACTAGCATTGGTATTGATACAGAAGGATTAGTTAAGAGCCAAGAGCAATTACAACAAGAAGCAGAAGAGCAACAAGAAGCAGCACAACAAGAACAGATGATGGCTATGGCGGAAAAAGCCGCTGGACCTATCGCAAGTAATATAACTAAATAGGAAGGAAAATAAATGGTAGACCAAGTAGAAGTAAAACCAGAAGAAACAACAGCTGAAGCACCCGCTGAATCAGAAGTAAAACAAAATAGACCAGAAGGTCTTCCAGAAAAATTTAACTCTGTTGAAGATTTAGCTAAATCTTATGCTGAATTAGAATCTAAATTAGGACAACCTAAAGAAGAAGCCCCTAAAGAAGAAGCAAAAACTGAATCAAATGATTTAGAAATAGCTGAAAAAGCTGTAGAATCAGCTGGATTAGATATGGAATCTTTAAATAAAGAATTTTCTGACGAGGGTAAACTAGGAGAAGAATCTTATAATAAACTAGAAAAAGCTGGTATATCTAAAGAAGTAGTAGACCAGTTTATTGCTGGCCAACAAGCTATTGCTGAAAAAACAGCCGGCGAAGTACGTGGTATTGTAGGCGGTGATGAACAATACGGAATGATGATTACATGGGCTAAAGATAATTTATCTGAATCTGAAATAGCAGCGTATAATACAGCTGTTAATAATCCTGATATTGAAACTGTTAAATTAGCAGTTAGTGGTTTACAATCGCGTTACCAAACGTCTGAAGGTAAAGACCCTAGCTTAGTTAAAGGAACAGCAAGTGGAACTGGTGAAGGTGGTTATACTTCATGGGCCCAAGTTACTAAAGACATGGCTGATGACAGGTATTCAAAAGACCCAGCATTCCAAGCTGAAGTTAAACAAAAAATAGCAAATAGTAATTTATGAAAAAGAAATCAAAAAATAAAAAGAAGTATCCGCCGATAATGTAATGGCTGTGCTACCTTTATAGGTGGCAGCCGCTAACACAGTAAAACTAGACCTCTTGCGGGAGACAATCTTGCTGGAATTGTGAAAGCTTTTATCAATTAACTCTAAACAACATAGGAGACCGAGAATGGCAAATGCAAGCCCGGCTTCCATCGGTAGAGTGAATGCGGCTGGCTCAGAAGACGCTCTGTTTCTGAAAGTTTTTGCGGGAGAAGTTTTAACTTCTTTTGAAAGAGCTTCAGTAACAACTGGTCAAGAGCTAGTTAGAAGCATCTCATCTGGTAAGAGTGCAACATTCCCAGTAATGGGTAGAATAAGTGCAGCTTATCATACACCGGGTGCTGAAATCACTGGAACTGATGTGAACCACAATGAGAAAGTCATTACTATTAATGACCTCTTAGTATCAAGCGTGTTCCTAAGCAACATAGAAGAAGCGAAAAACCACTACGACGTTAGAGGTGCTTATTCATTAGAATTGGGGAGAGCTTTAGCTTTCGTCAAAGATAAGCACGTTTTACAAACTATTGGTCTAGCTTCCCAAGCAGCAGCTAACGTTGGTGACTCTGGATATGCAGCTGGAACAACAATAACTAACACTGACATTGCAAACGCTACAGATGCAACTTCAGCTAATGGATTTATAGATGCACTATTTGATGCAGCTAAATCTTTAGATAACAACTATGTCCCTTCAGAAGGACGTGTTTGTTTCTTAGACCCTGAAATGTATTACAAACTAGCTAATGCAACTAATGCAATTAACGTAGACTTTAGCGGTCAAGGTTCTATTGCAGAAGGTACAGTACGTAAAATTGCTGGTATTGAATTAAGACCAATGCCACATTTTGTAAAAGACGATGTAGGAACTTCAGACGTAGATGCTGGTTCAGCGACACAAGGTGGTTCAACACCTCAGTCTGTGAACTTGACTAACTATGAAGGACTTGTATGTCACGCAAGTGCTGTAGGTACAGTAAAACTTATGGACCTAGCGGTTGAGTCAGAATATGACATCAGACGTCAAGGAACATTAATGGTTGCTAAATACGCGATGGGGCACGGCGTGCTTCGTCCGGAAGCGGCTGTAGGTATTAAAGAAGCTTAATCGTTTCTTATACTTAAATTTGAGGGGCTGGTTTTGGCTGGCCCCTCTTCTTTAGAGGACATTTATGACGACTCAAATTACACCTACCACTGAGTTACAAGCAGTTAATATAATGCTTTCTGCTATTGGAGAAGCACCTGTTAATACTATTAGTGGGACCACTAATGTGGATGTATCAGTCGCTAAAAATATTCTTGATGAAACAAGCTTATCTGTTCAAAGTCAGGGCTGGAATTTTAATACAGAATATAATGTGACTTATACAAAAGATACAGATAATAAAATACCCTTACCATCTAACTGTGTTCAAGCAGATTCAAACTCTCAATACAGAGACAGAAACGTAGTTATCCGTAATGGATATTTATATGACCTAGACAATCACACCGATGTATTCTCATCAAGCGTTGTTACCCCTACTTTAGACGTAGTGTTGATACAACAATTTGAACAAATCCCAGAATATGCAAGACGCTATATTACAGCAAAAGCAGCGAGACGTTTTGCATCTAGATTTATCGGTGATTCAGGTTTAGCAGAATTAATGCAAGTAGATGAGCAAGAAGCTTATAACAATTTTCAACAATCAGATAGCCGCAGTGAAGATAACAATATCTTAGATGGTGATTCTGATACTTATTCTATAATAAATAGACCACGTAGAAGGACTTACTAATGCCTGTTGTATCTCAGTCAATCCCAAATTTTCTGAATGGTATAAGTCAGCAAACCCCTACTCAACGCGGTATTAATCAAGGCACAGAACAGATTAATTTACAAAGCGATATAGTAAAAGGGTTAAGCAAAAGACCGCCTTTAGAATTTATCGCTACTTTAGATGGCACTAACGTGTACCCTAACACAGTTAAAACGTGGACTATACAACGAGATGAAAACAATAAATATATTTGTGTGTTTTACAATGGCGGAGTAAAAGTATTTGATTTAGCCGGTGTTGAAAAAACAGTAACATTTCCTGACGGAGCTAGTTATTTAACTTCTACAAACCCTAAAGAAGATTTTAAAATGGTAAACATTGCCGACTTTACTTTTGTTGCAAACAAATCAATAGTACCGGCAGCTAACGCCAGCTCATCAGCAGCTAAAGTAGAAGAGTTTTATATTAACTTTTTAGTCACGAATTTTGGTAGAGAGTATCAAATTAAATTAACACATCCGGATTTAGCTTATGGAATTAATGCTGTACTACAAATGCCTGACGGTAGCGACGCTGACAATGATACAGATTTTAGAGATACTGGGAAATTAATAGACATATTTCTTAAAGGAACTTCAAGCCCATATTGGAATGCGTCTTCAAGCATGGCCTTTGCATTAGAAAGGGCAGACACAGGAGCTACTTTAACGTCATCACAAGGATTGGCTACATACTCAGCAGTTACAGCCGAGTTTACTTTTACTCAATACAACTCAGCTTTATATTGTGCTGTTGTAGATGGTAATGCAGCATATACTGTAACCACTTTTGATGGTGGTGGAAATAATGAAATGTATGTTATCCGTGATGAAATTGCAGATTTTACTAAGTTACCTTATTTTGGAAAAACAGGAACTAAAATAAAAGTAACTGGAAAAGCAGACGACACTTCCTCAGATTACTGGGTATCCTACACTGGAAACGGTGTTTGGTCAGAATGTATTGCACCCGCAACAAATCTAGGTGTAGATGACACTAAAATGCCACACGCTTTAATAAACAATAACGACGGTACATTTTCATTTAGAAAACAATCTTATGTTAATAGAGATGCGGGGGACACTGATACAAACCCAAATCCAACTTTTATTGGTACCGCTATACAGAATTTAACTTTTTATAAAAATAGACTAGGTATATTATCGGGTGAAAATTTAATACTATCTGGAAATGCAGATTATTTTAACTGGTTTTCTACCACAGTCGTACAGGTGTTAGACACTGACCCTATAGATATAGCAGCATCAGGAAACAGAGTTAATACTTTAAAAAACTCAATATCATTTAATGAAACTTTATTGTTATTTTCAGATACAGCTCAATATAAATTAGCGTCGTCTGGTGAAACAATATCACCTACTACGGCTGTACTTAATGAAGTGTCTACGTTTTCACACGATGCAAATGTGTCGCCTGTAAGCTCAGGTCAATATGCTTACTTTGCACAAAACAGAAATGACAACACCGCTATACGGGAATATTATTCGGACAATGATACATTAACCAATGATGGATTAGACATTACTGTTGCTGTGCAAACTTTATTACCAACAAATGCTTATGAAATTATAAGCAATACTACAGAAGATGTTTTAGCTCTTTTATGTTCTGATACAGCCGATGCACAAACAGCACCGTATGCTACTGGTTCAAATGTTACAGCTACTAACGCTGATACTTTATATCTTTATAAATACTTTTTTGATAAAGGAGAAAAAGTACAAACTTCATGGTCTAAATGGGTTTTTGAAGGTGTTAAAATATTAGGAGCAATGTCTGACAAAAGTAATATATATTTATTTGCAGCTGAAGGACAAACTACTAAATTATTTAAAATAGATTTACAAAACTTAGCGGATTCCCCTGTTGCATTTAATGTGTATGTAGATTTAAAAAAGACAGTTACTGGTACTTACGATGCCGCTACAGGTAAAACTACATTTACTAGCCCGTATGGAGCTAAAGCTGGATTGATGGCTATAAACGCTGCTACAGGTGCTAATTACACAGCGACAAACACAACAGGTTCAACTTATACAATAGAAGGTAATTACACTAGCTTAATTATAGGTGTTCCGTATGAATCTAAATATACACTGTCACCTCAGTACGTAAGAGAAAATACAGGTAGAGGACTTATGGCTATAACTTCAGGAAGATATCAAATAAGAACAATATCTTTTGATTACGAAAACACAGGATTTTTTACTGTAGAAGTTACCCCAGAAAATAGAGACACTTATACTAAAGAAATGAATGGGTATGTAATTGGATTCTCAGGTTCAGTAGATAACCCGGCGACGTCTTCAGGTACACTTGTTGTGCCTGTTCAAAGTAGAAACACACAGTTTACTTTAGATGTTAAAAGTAGCTCACACCTACCTTTGTATATTCCAAGTGCGGAAGTAGAAGGTTATTATCACAGACGTTCTAAGAGAATATAATGGCATACGTTAGACAAGCAATAAGAGCAGACGTCGCTCATCTAGCACCTAAAGTACGTGAAGCTGACAGAGAAGAAGTAAAAGCATCCGACAATATTTCAATAGGAGAAGCATTGTTGGCCCCTTTTAAATATAAACACGCAATAACTTTTTCTGTTATTGGTACAGAAGAAGAGCATGTTATTGCAATGTTTGGTTCTGTTCCTTCCCCTGAAAAAGGGTATGGAGTAGCGTGGTTATTATCAAGTAATGAACTTTTTAATTATAAAAAAGAATTTATAAAACAATGCCCTAAATGGGTAAAAGAATTAGGTACACCTTATAAAGCTGTATTTAATTTTGTAGACGTTAGAAATACAAAAACTTTAAAATGGTTAAAATATTTAGGTTTTAAACAAATGGAAACAGTAAAAAATTACGGTCATGCAAAAAGACCGTTTGTGTTAATAGTAAAGGAGATACAATAATGTGCCCACCAGAAGCCATGATGGTACTTAACATTGCATCAACAGTGTTAGATTACAACAGCAAAAAGAAACAAGCTAGAGCACATGAAGACGCTAATAAACAAACATCTAAGAATTTAAACATGGCTTATCATGCTGAACTTTCTCAATTAGAATCAGAAAAATCTACAGCAGCCAGAGAATACGCTTTAGAAACTATTAAACAAGCATTAGAAGAAAAAGCGTTAAAAGCTAAAGCCCTTAATTTGGGATACGGTAATCCTATTCAACTGGTAAGAGACATTGGGGGGACCGCTGGACTTGAATGGCTAGATTTAGAAAATGATTTTATGTCTGATATGAATACGTTAATAAATCAACAATTTAATTCTTATGCAACTTTACAACGTGGTTATAACAGACTAACACCAGTAGTGTACCCAGACCCTACCGCTTCTCTATTACAAGCTGGAGCTTCTGTTGGTTCGTATTTATCTGTGCCAGCATCAGACCGTAGATTTATGAAAGGGTTCGGCACTGGTGCTATTAATCCAACAGCGGCTGAATCATATAATCAAGATAAATTTAAATGGGATATAGAAGCACAACGAACATTAAAAGGTAATTATTAATGGCATATAAATCAAGAATTACTAATAAATATCCGGGCTCTAAATTTTATGGTAGCCCATCAACGCCTAGAACAAATGAACTAAGTGATTTAGTGGTAGCTTTAAAAGACACAGCTCCTATATTTAAAAATATTGGCGACACTTACATGGAAGATGTAAAAAACACAGCTACTGTTAAAATGAATGAGTTATTTGCTTCTGGAAAAAATGAAAAAGAAATTCAACAAGAAATCTTAGATAACAAACACCCAGAGTTATCTTCAATATACGCCCAATCTGCCATTGAAGTACAGCAAGGTAAATTTGCAGCCCAAGAAACTGTTAATAAAATTATTCAAAATCTTGATTCATATAATAGATTTACTGTTACTGATGAAGACGGCAACATTACAAAAGAAGCACAAAGTTTTAATGATTTTATTAAACCCTACATACCCGAC